CTACACCAGATCCAACGGCGGTAACTCCTGTTAATGCAGATCCATCAATTGCAGGAAGTGATCCAGTTAATTGTGATGCATTGAGTGTTCCGTAAAAACTTGTAGCAGATACAACACCAGCAACTGTAAGTGCTTCTTTAACTATTGTGGTCTTAATACCAACATTGCCACTTGAATTGATATACTGGCGAACATTTCCTTGACCATCAGAAATAACAATATTGCTATTGGATTGACTAATATCCAGAGTGGGTGACTTTCCACTAAAAGAACCAAGAATTACATTGTAAGATCCGTCAACCAACTCTTGACCAGAACGGTCTCCAAGTGCCAAATTATATGATCCATTAAGAACTCCATATAAACTAAATTCACCAAAACCAATGTTATGTCCTAATCCACCCGTAACAGAATTTAAACTTAGATCACCAATACCAATATTTCGTACAGACGCTGTTGATGAACCTAAAGCACTATTACCAATTTTTATATTAGAAGTTCCTGGTATTTGTATTCTACCAGAAGATAGTGTGGTTACTCCAGTTACTGACAATCCGCCAACTATTAAAGTACCAGTAATATTGGAATTGCCCCTAACCGTAAGAGTAGATGTTGGAATGGTTGTGCCAATGCCGACATTGGAAGTAGTACCAATTCCCGTTGATGTGCTAAATCCCCATGATGCTGTTCCACCACCACTGCTGCCAGAAGCACTTATTTCTACTATACCACCCGAACGAACGATTGATATATTTGCTCCAGAATTGATACTAGTAACAACACCCGTTAACGCAGATCCATTACCAAAAAATTGATTTGCATATAGAGAACCAATGACTGTGACTCCAGCGCCTATTGTTTCAAGTTTTTTGTTATTATCATAATACAATTCAATGGATCCATTGGGATTAAAATTTGCTAAAGTATCAGATGAACTGGTAAATGTAAATCTACTATCGGACAGAAATTTAAAATCAGAACCATCAAAGAAAATATCTGCATTATTACTAGATCCAAATTGAATCTGTGTAGAATTGGAAAGTTTTATAGCACCAGATGAAAACGGAGTAATTTTAATACTGCCATATACTTCCAACGCTTCTGTTACAATTTCTGTGCCAATACCAACATTGGAAGTAGTTGATATTCCAGTAAAACCTTTATTCCAATATACAGTTCCAATACCAGCTCCAATATCCGTAAGAGCAATTGCAACGTTAGAAATATTAGTAATCTTTCCTTGATTATTAACTTGAATTTGAGGTACGGTATATGAATTACCATACGTACCCGAAGAAGCGGAAGTAAGATTGGTTAACGCTCCACCGTTTCCCCAAAATTCAGATGCAGTAATAATCCCAGAAGTATTGACACTCGAATCCGAATCTAATGTCTTTGCGTAGTCGGATCTTGTTGCCCTGGGAGCTACAACTTGTTGCGAATAAGAAAGAATAGACCACTTTGTACTACTTATACCAACAATCCAGTCTCCAGAATACACACTGGAAATTCCTGGATTAGAGTACGTTGAAATTCCAACTTCTGTTCCACCAATAGATACAATAAAATAATCACCAGTTACAATACCAACTGATGCAAGAGTTTGGCCGAGACCAATATATGTTCTACCCTGTCCAACAATTGTTAATCCCGTAACAATACCTAAAGTGGCATCATAAAAACCAACGATGTTTAGATTTGTACCGAGAGCATTAATTTGAGCTTGAAGGACCCCAGTTGACGTAGCAGTTGCAATACCAGTTAATTGAGATCCATCGCCTCTATAAGTAGTTGCAGTTAAGATTCCACCGCAAACAAAACCATTTTGACCAACAGTGGAAGTAATAAATCCTACGTTATTGGCAAATTGCGATAAAAATTGAGGCGTATTCGTGTGATTTTGATAATTTAAGTAGTATGCTGGAAGTTGATTATTAAAATATACTGAGTTTGTAGAAACCCCAGAAACCGAGGAGTAAGTCGCAACACCAGATCTAGAAGAGTATGAAGATACTCCCGCAGTATTAGCGTAACCAGAGTTGCTGGGAAATGCATTTAAAGTAGTGCCATCACCAAAGGTACTATAAATTTCAGTAAAGTTTGCATTTACCTTTGTGGCACCTTGTCTTAAAGTATCACCAGTATTATCATTGGGGACCGAACCAGTATTGATGACCTGTTTAGACATTTTATTTTAATACATCAATACACACTATTGGTATTTATCTATTCAGTTGAACCAGGGGTCTGGAATTTTCTTTTGAGTGCCGCTAGTATCCACGCTTGAGATAGACTTTTCGGACCCTCCTTTAGGAGTTTCTGTAGTTTTTCTATTTCTCTTTTTCTCATAGTTTGAAACCAGCGAAAGTATCTTTCTTAACATCTTGCTTTATACTCCCAATAAGGTATGATTCTACTTCTGTTTCTTGCGGAGCAACCTGCATACCTTTGGATGACAACCAGTGTTCAGTCCAAGGTAGTGGGTTATTGATGATAGGAGTATCAAAGATTGCCTTGAGACCGATTGATTTGAGACGACGATTGGCAGTCCATTCAACATACTTGGCAAGTAGTTTATCATTCAACCCAATAATGCTACCATCTTTGAACAGATATTCTGCCCATAGCTTTTCTTCTTCGACACACTCTCTAAACATTTGATAAACACTTTCTTGTTCTTCCTTGGCAATCGTTACCATATCAGGATCATCACCTTCTTTCCATTTGTTGAGAATGTTTTGAGTGATTGTCATGTGTTGACTTTCATCTCTAGCAATCAGTCCGATGATCTTTGCACTTCCTTCCAGGAGTTTAAGTTCTCCAAAAGCGAAAGAGCAGGCAAACGATACGTAGAACCGAATTCCTTCGAGGATATATACGTTAGCAACTGCTCGATATAGTTTTCTTTTGAGGTCATATAATGTTTCTTTTGCTGCTGGTGTTCCTTCCAATTCATGTTGCCACTGGTTCCCTGCTCCCCACTCTATTGCTGCTTGAAGGAATTCATCGTATGAGCGAGTTACAGATTGAGCACGTTGAAGGATCTTGTCATCATCCAGAATTGTATCAAACACTTCAGACGGATCAGCATATACATTCTTGATGATATGCGTATAGGAGCGACTGTGGACCATCTCCATCGTCTGCCAGATGTTCATAGCACCTTCTAGCTCTGGGAGCGAGCAGTAGGGCATAAATGCCATACTAGGACCACGACCCTGAACACTATCAAGTAGGATCTGATACTTCAGATTAGAAGTAAAGATATGTTTTTGTGCTGCGTTGAGCGTATGATAGTCAGCACGATCCTTCTGAAGTGAAACTTCTTCAGGTCTCCAGAAGTATCCAAGTTGTTGCTGTGTTAGTTTGTCAAACACAGGATACTTGAACTTGTCGTAGCGTTGGACTCCAAGAGGAGGTCCAAAGAACATTTTCTGTTTTGTATTGTCTACCTTGGCGGTATTAAATACCGTCATTCCTTCAACGTGCATATGATTATCCGTAGTTCTAAATCTTACAGCTGTCACAGTCTTCCTCCTGAGTGTTGAAAATGTCGTCTAATAAATCTTGGATTGATTTTTTTTGTTCTTCTGTTACTGGTTCATCATTTTTGATGTCGTATGTATTTTGATAATAAGAAGTCTTCCATCCATACTTGTAAGTATTCAGAAAGTCTTGTGCCATTACCGAAGTAGGAACTTCATTATCTGGGTAATGTTCTGGATTATAGGACCAGTTTCCAGAAATCGCTTGATCAAAGAACTTTTGCATAACAGCAACAATATTAATATAACCAGTATTCCCAGGCATATCCCACAGCAACGTATAGTTGTTTTTAAGACTTGAATACTGTGGGACAACTTGCTTGAGAGGACCTTTCTTCGACTTCTTAACGGACAAGTAATCACGGGGTGGTTCAATTCCGTTTGTCGCATTTGACACCACGGAACTGCTTTCCGATGGCATCTGTGCGGACAGTGTTGAATGTCGTAAACCATGTGCCTGAATATTGGCACGTAAAGTTTCCCAATCATACTTCAAAGTTGGATCACAGATTTCATCGACATCACGCTTGTAAGTGTCGATTGGGAGGATACCTTGAGAGTATTTTGTGCGATTGAAATATCCACAGGCACCTTTTTCTTTTGCGATTTGATTGGAGGACTTGAGAAGATAGTACTGGAAAGCTTCAGTAAGGTCATGGACGAGTTGCCATGCGTTGGGGTCATCGTAGTGTTCTCCTTGACGTGCTAAGTAATGTGCTAAACCAATATAACCAACACCAAGAGAACGACGATTGAGAGTTGACAACCTAGCAGCTTTGACAGGATATTTCTGATAGTCAATCAATTCTTCTAGTCCACGAACAGAAAGGTCGCAGAGTTCTTCTAGTTCATCTAAGTGTTTGATCCTACCAACGTTGATAGCAGATAGAATACACAAAGCAATTTCACCTTCACCATCAATATGTTGGATTGGATCTGTGGGGAGTGTAATCTCTTGACACAGGTTACTCATATTTACCTTGTCTAAGAATGACGAGTGTGAGTTACAGTGGTCAAGGTTCATGATATAGATGCGCCCAGTCTCTGCTCTCTCTTTTAGGAGGTCAAGGATAAGTTCTTGAGCTCGGATAGTCTTTCTTGGAATAGATGTATCTTGTTCATAACCCACATATAACTCATCAAATCCAGGAGTACCAAAAGCATCATACAGACCAGGAACATCATGTGGCGAGAAGAGTGTGATTTCTGTGTCTTGAATGAAACGCTCATAGAACAGTTTACTAATTTGAATACTGTAGTCTAACTTACGGACACGATTATCTTCAGTTCCTTTATTATTTTTTAGGACTAAGATATCTTCGATTTCTTTGTGCCAGATTGGGAAGTGTACTGTTGCGCTTCCGCCTCGTATGCCATTTTGCGTACAGCAACGGACAGTTGCTTCAAACTTTTTGAGAAACGGTACAACGCCAGTGTGCTGGACTTCACCACCTCTAATCTTAGAGTTGATGCCCCTGATGCGACCTGCGTTGATACCGATGCCCGCACGTTGTGCAACATACCTGCCAATAGCCATATCGCTACTAAAGATACTATCGAGGGTGTCATCAACATCAACAAGAACACAGCTAGCGAATTGTCTAAGTGGCGTTCGCACTCCTGCCATGA